ATAAAGTCAACAATGTCAGGGTGATCCAGGTCGAGATGAAGAACACACGCACCATTTTTGTAATGACCGCCCCTACGGATTATTTCATTTAAGGTTGAATAGATTTTTCCAAACGATACTGGTCCAGAAGCTGTAAGACCTTTTCCGTTTTTACTTCCTTTGGGTCTGAGCTTAGATAGATGGACAGCAACGCCAGCTCCAAATCTGAGAGCGTGGCTGACAAATCTCCACGATGCTTCGATTCCATTTGGTCCCTCAACTGAGTCTTCAACTACGAAAACTGTGCATGATACGGGTAGACGTGATTCTGGATTATCTATCCAGTTCTGAACTCTTCCAGTTCTAGATATTAAACTTGATGTCATTAGACTAGATCACTTAATGTAGGTGGTTTATAGTTTTTGCTCTTTAATACTTTTCCGTCTTCCCTGTAGATAGGTTTGCCACCGTCACCAAGTTTGGACATATTGCTTTCATGGACTCGACGTAGAGCTTCGTCTAAATCCCATCCCATATTTGCTGCATACTGATAGCAGACATATACGAGATCACTGAGTTCTTTAATAGCCTCCTCATGCAAAGGTTTACTGTTTCTAAATAACATACCCTCTGCTTCTATAAATTCTTTAAATTCTTCAACGATCAAATTCTTTTGCATATTCCTCGATCTCATCGACTTGCTGTCTGTCACATTGAACGAGTTCCTGAACTCTCTTGCCTGTTCTAAATTCGATTTCATTGGAGAGATAGTGGATTGCTTTGGAGAGATCTTCGATGTCGTCATATTTGTGGTCTGCTCTGCATATGTATTTAATAGCGTTTCCTAAGTGGAAGTTGAGTTCTTGATCACGTATAAAATCCCAAACTTGGACTGGTCCACGCCTGTAATATTTGGGTCCGGTTTCATTGGTGGTTTTGGCCATTTTGTGAGTAGATTTGTTAGGCTATTAGATAGAACAAAGTTCTGTTTTTGTAATGCTAGGAAGACAGTGTTAATGTCTTCTCTAGGTGTAAGTGGATTCTCTATTGAATCTTTTATCTGCCTTAATTTTAAATCTTGTTCAAGAGTTAATTCTGTAATCGGCTGGGGGATTCCATAAGATTGGCTCCATTTGTTCGTCGTCATAATCCTCATTAGTTAGTATTTTTGCTAGACGTGCATTTTCTAGAGCGACTTCTTCCGATAAATCTTTCTCTTTAAATGCCTCTACAACTGTCTTCCAGCTATAACCTTTACTATCAAATAAAGCAGCTGCTCTCTTCACTCCTATTCCAGGAACTCCGCTATAGCCATCTGTATTATCACCAGCCAAAGTTTGAATTAAATGCCATTTAGCACCTTCCTCTTTAGTGATTGTGAAAGACTCATCGAAGTTATATAACATGCCAGGAATTTGCTTCATATCCTTATCAGGACTGACGATAACATTACCAGGATGTTTCGTTGCATAGATACCCATAGCATCATCCGCTTCTAATTTAGGCATCCGAATTACAGAGTACTCATCACATAGTTTATTGATGACTCTCCTGTAACCGCATGGCTTCTTACGGTTTCTGTGGCCTTTGTAAGACCCGTTCACATCCTTACGGAAATTCTTACTATCACTGAAGAATAGAATCATTTGATCAAACGATCCAAAGTGATCAGCAATACGGTTAAGTTCTCTTTTTACACATTTATATGCTTCAGAGAATCTAGAGGTAACAACAATAACGTCATCACCAAAGTCGATCTCATCTTCGGCAGCGGCAGTGCATTTATATACGCTGAAGTCAGCATCAACTAAGATCTTCATTCCAAAAGCCCTCCCAACCATAAGGGACACGGCTTTCATGCCAATGAATCTGTTTAGTAACAGGATGAACGCATACCATATAGATAGGCTCATTAACGTCCATCTTGGTTTGAGCTGGCTGGTAGTAGCGATGAGGATATCCTTTAGCTACTGCTGATCTAGCTTTAACGTCGCATTTAATAATCCGACCATTATGTTCAATAACTAAATCAGTCTTACCGCTTCTACCAAGGTTCTTATAAACTTCTGCTCCTCTTCTCCAAGCTTCAATGGCAACGTAGTGTTCCCAGTAATCGCCATCTCTAGCTTCAGTACCACTATCAATGGACTTGGGACCAGTCACGTCCCGATTTAGATTCGGCGTTGATTTGTACTCGCATGTTGTAATACTCTCCAGCCCTAACTGCAGAGTTTTCAAGGGTGAATTTAAGGTCATCTATGTATTGGTTGTCGCACTCGAATTGAAGTTCGTCATGTATAAACGCAAGCTGATGAGCACGTATGTCAGCTTCTTTTAGTGTTTGATGGGTTATGTACATCCATCGTTTTGCAATGACTCCAGCTGAACACTGAAGTAAATAATTAAGAGCTTTGTGCTGACTATCTACGAGGATTTTTCTTCCGTCGATAGCCAAGACCGAGCCTCCTGAAGACCGCTTCTTAACAGCCTGTAGCAGCTCTGAAAGTCCAGGGATGGCTTCGATGAACGCTGCTCGTACCTGTTTTCCTCTAGCTCTTGCTTTATTTGTCGATAGTTGTTTATCGACTGATAATCCGATTTTGACATCTCCAGCTCCATAGAGAAAGGCATACGAAATTGTCTTGACTTGTCTTCTAGTTACACCGATTTTGTCGGCGTTGACTTGATGTATATCTCCGTTAAGGAGTATGTCTGCATATCTCCCACCGTCATATCTGGCGAGGTAGTGAGCAAGCATCCTAAGTTCAATGCCACTAAGGTCAGCCCCGCACATAGCCATTCGTGGCGAGGCGGTAAATAGTTTTCTAAATTCTGCACCTGCTGGTACCTGTCCTAAATTTGGTTTTCTGTGAGCACATCTAAATGTGTTTGTTGCAACTGAACAGTGATGATGGATACGGCTAGAGGTCGTACATAGCTTCAGCCATGCGTTCACGCCTTCTGATATCATTCCTAACGCTTTCTTCAGTTCCAAGCATCGGAGAAAGCGTAGAGCTATATCCGTCCCAATTTCCTTTAAGACGATCTCGTCTATCACGGGCTTTCCGTTCGAGCTTATTAATGAGGGTGTCCATCCATAATGAGTTGTCAATATCCATGCGATATGATCTCTTGAAGTTGGGTTAAGTTCCTTTAATCTTGTGAATAATGCCCCTTCAACATATCCTGTTCGTTTATTAGATCGTTTTGGAGAAAACTCTGATCCTCCGATGAAAGGATGCCTGTTGCGTAATAATTGACTAAGGTCTTCAAGCTCTGTTCTGACAGCTGATTCAAGTTTCCATGCAGCTGGTTCATCAAATGTCCATCCATGTAATTCTTGTTGTGTGAGTATTTGTGCGACTGAATGCTCTAACGAGCACCAGTCAGGTAGGGGTGGAAGTGTTCGCATAATTTCTTTGTAACTTCTACGTCTTGAGCACAGTAGTCTTCCATTTCTTGACTCCACTCTGACCAATCAGTTGTCTTACCGAACTTTCCTTTATGTTCGCCTAAACGATAGCCGTAAGCTTCAAGTGAATGTCTACCATAATGTTGTAACTCCATACCTTCCCACCTATGTCTACTATCTATATCATAGAGATTTGGGTGGTATAAACGTGATAAAATAAGAGTGTCAACAATACGACAAGTGGGAGTGAAATAGTTATATAGTTTGCTAATAGACGGGATGTCAAAACCAATAATGTTATGACCAACAAGCGTGTCAGCAACAAGTAATCTACTAATACCCTCAGTGATGGAATATTTATTGTTCTTTTCATCATTGTAAGTTTCTATTTCATCAGTTGTAGAATCATAAATTGCTATGCAATGGATACGGGTTAAATCATGTAGTAGACCATTTGTTTCAAGGTCAAAGACAAGTGTCATTTCTTCATCCACTTGAACGTCTTATCTACGAATTTTGCTTTTTTCTTTGCCTCCTCTGTAGGGGGCTTAGGTTTATTTAGTTTTGGTTGTTCTTTAGCGTGTTCATACCAAGGATGTTCATATTCACTTTCTTCAAAAATCCGAGGTTTCGCTGGTTCCACGAAGAAAGGATGATTCCGTAGTTTCATTCTCACTAAATCTGCAGTTGGATAAATCATATTGAAGTGTGCAAGCTATACCTGTCTCGCCTGAATAACGGTTCTTAAGGACTCTAAGAGTCGTATCGCTTCCTCCCTCTGTGGACTGTTGGTCTCGCTCAAGTCCAATAACCGCATCTGAGA